GTTAGCATCAAAGAAAGCAGACATGAAGGCACCAAAGTACATTCGACACATCAGGAGATAAATAAAATCTCCGGCTGAAAACATTCTAGTTTTACCAGCCATAACTTTCTCCAAAGGTCTTGTTTCGTCTTTACTACACGCTTTATAAAACACAGCAGGACGAATTCCAGCCGCCCATTTTTCCTCGACTTCTTGAACTAAAGTAGCAATGCGTTCAAGACTCAAAGAGATGGCAGCTTTTTCATTAAGCTGTACAGCAGTATAATAATTCTTCTTCAGATTTTCAGAATTAGGTAAACACATAGGATAACCAGGACTTGTAGAAGAAGATATAGACTTAATATTTTCAAAAGAATGTAGAGCTTCCTCTATAGGTATTTTTCTTCTTTGTTTAACTTCGATAGTCATGTGAGAAAAAATTTTTGCACCATAAGAAGCAATAGCTCTCTTTACCAAACCTTCTTTAAAATGAATAGGGTCTGGTTTGGCATACTTTTGCAATGCCAACATTTTTGGATCAATAAGAACTCCATCTTTTTCAAAAGGTTTCAATTTACATGGGAACTCTAAAACCTTATTAAAAGGCTCTGGAAGTTTTCCAAACAATTTTGACTTCTTAATGTCAGATTTAGTTATAGATCCGGGTATAAAACCTGGGCAGAGTTTGTGAGTAGGTTTCATGCAACCCTGGGCAACAACCTCTGTAGGTTCCGTGTGTGGTAAAGGTTCTTCTGAGTCAAAAACCCCTTCTTCAGGGAAAGAAGATTCAAGAAGAGCTCGCAAATGTTCTTGAGTAACGATGTTTGAATAACCTTCACTGCTATCACCAGCAATGTGGGTTCCAACTATACAACGATTCTCAAAATCATGTCCTAGAACAATATTAATTGATCCACAATCACCACCAGCATAGAGGTTACTATTGTATGTTATAACATCGTTGACTTCATAAGCTGCTGATTCTCCTGGGGCAAGATTCCAATTTGACTTGACTCTAACGCTTTCAAGAAATGAGGATTTAACTCGCTCACTTCTAACATGCTGGACTCCTTCTTGTGTTCTATAAGTACCAAGAACACATGAATTGAAAGAAGAGAGTCTCTGCATCTTGACTAGATCACCAGTTTTAAGAAAGAAACTTAGTGCTCCAGTACTGGTAGCATG